AGATCAACGGCGGCGTGATCGGCTTGGCCGACAGGGTGGCGCACATCAACACGGCACTTGGTGTTTTGACCGCATAAGGTGAAATAATCACCTCATGGCCAATGTCAAGCAACAATTAGAGACACCATCACTGCCGAGTCTGGGCTACCCACCAGAGGTGTATGACCGCCGGAACTTGAACGAGAACAACGGCGCACTGAACATTTTTTCCAGAAAACTGACTTCTGTCCTTGGCTCACTGTTTGGGCCAAGGGGCGGCAAGTTTATGAACACCCCGCATGGGGCTTTCCAAAGCACTGTAGACCAGACGGCGGCGGCGGCCAATACGGCCTACGCCATGACACTGAACACGACAGACTACGCCAACGGCGTCAGTGTGGCGAGCAGTTCGCGGATCACAGTGGCTGACTCTGGCATCTGGAACTTGCAGTGGTCTGGTCAGTTTGAAAACCCTGACTCTCAAGACCATGATGTAAGGGTCTGGCTCAAGATCAATGGGACTGTGGTTGTTGGCTCGACTGGATTCTTTGCAGTGCCAAGCAAACATGGCTCGGTCAATGGCCATGCCTTAGTTGGCTGGAATTATTTTTTGAGCTTAAACGCAAGTGATTATGTTGAGTTGTGGTGGGAGACTGACAGTAATTTGGTGAGCATTCAGGCTTATGCTGCAGCCGGAAACTACCCATCAACGGCCTCACTTATTGCGACAATGACATTTGTGTCCAACCTACCGACCATATAGCCATGTACATCCCACTCAAATTACCACCAGGCATCTACAGAAACGGCACAGAGTACCAAGCCGCGGGGCGGTGGTATGACGCGAATCTGGTGCGCTGGTACGAGAACACATTGCGGCCTATGGGCGGCTGGAGGAAGCGCTCGGCAACCCAGTTGACAGGCACATGCCGTGGCCTTTTGGCTTGGAGAACAAATTCCAATGCTCGATACATTGTCGCCGGCACGCAATCCAAGCTGTACGCTATGGACGAAAACAATGTGATCAAAGAGATCACGCCAACAGGCATTGCATCAGGCCGCGCTGATGCCATCAGTGGCACGGGCTACGGGTACAACACCTATGGCTCATTTGCTTACAGTGTGGCGCGTCCTGACACTGGCTCAATAGCAACTGCCACCACATGGAGCTTAGACACATAGGGCGAGTATCTGGTGGCTTGCGCAAGCACTGATGGCAAGCTCTACGAGTGGCAGCTTGGCTTTACAACCCCGACACTGGCCGCAGTCATCACCAATGCCCCAACAAGCAACAAGGCTCTTTTGGTCACTTCTGAGCGCATCCTGTTTGCCCTTGGGGCTGGCGGCAATCCCCGCAAGGTGCAGTGGTGCGACCAAGAGGACAATACAGTCTGGACGCCATTGGCCACCAATCAGGCGGGTGATTATGATTTGGGTACGCCAGGCAGCCTGATGGCCGGCAAGCGCGTCAAGGGTGTCAACCTGCTCTTTACAGATGTGGATGTACACACGGCTACCTATGTTGGCGCTCCGTTTATTTATGGCTTTGAGAGGGCCGGAACTGGCTGCGGCCTGATCTCAACCCAAGCTGTGGCGGCTGTTGACACGGCGGCTATCTGGATGAGCAATTCAGGCGGTTTCTGGATTTATGACGGCTATGTCAAGCCGCTGCCCTGCGATGTGTCTGACTATGTGTTTGGCAACATCAACTTTAACCAAGCATCCAAGATTTACGCTGTCCATAACAGCAAGTTTGGTGAGGTCTGGTGGTTTTATCCATCCAGCGGCAGTAACGAAAATGATTCGTATGTCACCTTCAACTACCGCGAAAACACATGGAACATAGGTTTGTTGGCCCGTACCGCCGGCACTGATGCGGGTGTGTTTACCAACCCAACAATGGTTTCATCTGATGGATACCTCTACGAGCATGAGGTAGGTTTTGCTTATGACGGCGCTAGCGTCTACGCTGAGTCTGGGCCAGTGCAATTGGGCAATGGCGACAACCTGATGTCTGTGCGGCAAGTTGTCCCAGACGAGCAAACCTTGGGTGAGGCCGTAGTTTCGTTCAAAACCCGCAATTACCCGACTGGCGCTCAGTCCACCTTTGGGCCGTATACGGCGGCCAACCCTACCGATGTCCGGTTTACGGCGCGGCAGGTCAATGTCAAGGTGACGGGTGCGGTTTTGGCAGATTGGCGTATCGGGGTTATGCGACTCGATGCCGTGGCCAGCAGCAAGCGATGAGCGATTCTGAGCATTTGAAGAGACTACGCCACCATGTGGAGGCTGCTTTAGAATACTCTGGAGGCACACACAATTTTGACGATGTTGCCGAGATGGTTGAAAGTCACAGATTGCAGTTGTGGCCGGCCTCAAACTCGGTGGTATTGACAGAGATCATTGTCTACCCGCGACTCAAGAACTTGCATTACTTCTTGGCTGGTGGCGACCTAGATGAACTCTCAAGGATGAGATCGATGATTGAATCCTGGGGCAAGTCGATTGGCTGCACCAGAGTGACTTTGGCAGGCCGACAAGGCTGGGCAAAGACATTTTTAAAAGACGAAGGCTACAGGCCACAGTGGTCTGTACTTGCAAAGGAGTTGTAAATGGCAACAATTGAAGAGTTATATCAGCAGTCCCTATTGGGTAATTTGCCGACTACCCTGACCCCGTACCAGCGGATCATGGCGCAAATGACGCCGACCATGAACCCGTACACGGGCGCAAGCCAAGCATTAGGTGGTTACGACCCAGAACTCTACAGGCGCATTAGTGGATCAGGTCTGATTAATTTTGGCGGCGGCGGTGGCATGGGCGGCGGCGGCGGTGGTGGTGACGCTACTACAAACCCATTTAGCAATTTGACTCAAGCAGAACGAGCTGCCTACTACTCTCAAAACCCCAACATGGGGACTATTACTCAGCTTGGTCAGAAGGCTTTGGGATTTACTTCATTGGGCGCTTTATCTAAAGCAATGAATCCAGGCTTTTGGAGCGAAGAAGGCTTGATCGCAATGGGCATCAACCCTGCCGCATACCAAGCTGCAAAAGAAGGTTTTCGGGCCACTGAAATTTCTGAAATGAATGCGGCGGCTGAAGCGGCTGCTGCTGAGGCAGCAGCGGCTGAAGCAACTGTTGCAAATGATATTGATGCTGCATCTGCTACTGAGGGGTTTTCAGTAGGTGGCGGTGACAGTGGTTACAGTGGGGGTACTACTGGTGCAGGAAACGAAGGCGGTGGTATTGGGGCTGGAGAAGGACTTGCACAAGGCGGCAAAGTCACCAAACGCCACCTAAAAGGCCCAGATCCCAAAGGGCCAGATGAGGGCTATGGCGCACTACTCAGTGGCGAATATGTCATCAAAAAATCAGCGGTCAAGAAGTACGGCCAAGGGCTGCTGGACATGATCAACGATGGCAAGATACCTGCCAAAAAAATGAAATCTTTACTCGGATAAGGGGCAAAAAATGTCTAAAGGCGGAAACCAAGTATCGACAACCTCGATTGATCCTCAGATCAAGAAGGCGTTTCTTGAAAATTATGGCCAGGCTCAAAATGTCGCAGGGGCATTGCCTATCCAGCAGTTTGCTGGGTACAACCCGCTGTATCAGGCTGGTGAGGAGCAGATCGTCAACCAGTCCCTGACCCCGTTCACTGGAGCAGACATCAATGCCTTTATGAATCCTTACCAGCAGGATGTCATTGACCGAAGCCTTGGCGACATTGAGTCAAGCCGCCAGATGGCCGACATTAGAGATCGTCAGGCTGCCACACAAGCCAGAGCCTTTGGTGGCTCACGCCAAGGTGTGCAATCATCACTGACCAATGCCGCTGCACTCAAGCAGGCCGCTGACCTGTCAGCGAACATGCGCAATCAGGGCTATGGTCAGGCAGCGCAGTTGGCTCAGTATGCTCGGGGCCAGAACATCCAAGGCGGCCAGAATGTGCTGGCCTTGGGTGGTGCGCGTCAGGCTTTTGAGCAGCAGCAGATGGATGCCGTCCGCAACATCGGCCTGCAACGCCTTGGTGTTGTGCAGTCGGCACTTGGTGCAAGCCCTGCCAACTTGGGCGGCAGTGTATCTACACCGTACACACAAAACCGTGGCGCTGGTCTTTTGGGCGGTGCTCTGGCTGGCTCTCAGTTGGCCGGCCTTACTGGCGGCGCAATTAGCGGCGGCGTGGGTGCAGGACTCGGTGCATTGCTTGGTCTGTTTTAAGGAATAAAAATGGCAACGCAATTTGACTTCTCAAACATCGGCAGCATTTTTGGCGGCGGTATGGGCGGCACGCCAACGGGTCTGGATGCGCTGTTCAACGAAGACCAGCGCAAACTGATGGGCCGCAACGCTGCACTGGCAGCGGCTGCTGCACTGCTGCAAGCCAGTGGCCGCAGCACCACCCCCATCAACTTGGGGCAAGCCCTTGGCT